TTCTCCTTCTAATGCAGCTAGATCTAGTTCTGACCAGCTAGAACCGCTGCTGCTAGCAAATTTGGATCGTCCATCTTAATGCCACCGCAAACTTCAAGGATGCGATTAATTGTTGGAACATCAAGAGTATCCTCAAATGCGTCTCTATTTTTTACCAAATCTGGAAGCTGCTTCTCTAGTGCTACTGCACAAGCATCGATTAGGATGGTTAGCGTCTCATCTTCTGTAGTTACTTCTGCTGTCTTTGCAATAGCTGCCATAAACTTTCTAAGCTCTTTAATTGTTAAAGGCTTTAACTTTACGGTTGCGCCATTTTGTAGTTGAATCTCTTCTACATCATATACTGTTGTTGCCAATTTAAATCCTCCTAGGATCTCGTCTTAATTATTGTATCATATCAGAATTACCAATACAATGATAAAACCCCCCTAATTTCTTAGGGGGGTTTTACTAATTAATAAGAATTAATTATTATGCGTGGGTTGAAATGATACGGTCAATAATTAGTCCGTATTCCTGACCTACCTTGATGCCGTCTGGAAGCAAACGGAATGTTACTGGGAATGTTGATGCTGCGTTACGAGCCAAAGAGAACTGTGACTGTTGTACAGAAAGAACACGACGTGCATAATATACACGCTCAGCAATCAAACCTAGTGTACCGTCAGATGCTGCTGTACCACCTTGTGGTGCTGCACCGACTGCAACTAATTGACGCTCATTTGGAGCTGCTCCTAGAGCACCTGCCTCAAGACCAAGTGTGCTCTTTGCAGCAGCAGCTGTTCCTGAATTTGATAAAGTTGATGTTCCTTGACCAAATACGGCTAGAATGTTCTCAAGAGTACCTTCTGCCATTTCTGTTGCGATCATAACTTCCATTGACTCCTTGAAAAGCTTTGCTGTATCAAGAAGCTGATCTACTGTTACTGAACCGTATGATGGGTTGTAAGTAATTTGAAGACCGTTGTTTGTGTAACCTACGTTACGGAATTTGTTTGTTGCATCTGCATTTAGAGTTTCTGTATAAGACTTTCCTGCTGTCTTAACTGCTGGGGTTCCAGTTGAAGTTTCGTTTTCGAAAGCTACACCTGCTGCTGAACCTGGCTCCATGTTTTCTACATATCCTGATGTTGTGATGTCTTTAGTAGACAAAAAGAGCGGTGAAGCTCCAACAAGAATATTTTTAGCATTGTTATACTTTGCCATGCTGTACTACCTCCTGTTAAATAAATATATATATATATTGACTTACTGTAAATCTTTAAATCAAGCTGGCTAGGCTCATTTCCTCTTGGTATAATTTTATCTTACAATCAACTAAAAGGCAAACTAATCAAATCTACCGTTTGGACCTACTGTTCTGGAGTATTTGACTTCTAGTATTACGTCGGCGGCTAGAAAGCCTGCAAGCTCCTCAGATGGCTCTGTAGGAGACATGTCTACAATTAAGGTATTGTGAAATATTATTTTGTCTGTAGATCTTGACCTGTTTAGGTCTCTGGCAGAATCGTCCATTCTCCTGAATACGTCCATCATCATATTTCTAATGGCATTTATTTCGGCGTGGTCTACTGAGTAGATTGTAAATGATATCTTTTCGCAACATATCATCCAGTTCTCTTCGTATGTGCTACCTATCTTGTCATAAACAATATGGGTCTTACCGCTTAAAAATTGGCTCATTTCTGGAGCTTGCTGAACTGGAATAATTGGAATTATTGATTCGCCTAAATTGTCGCTATAATATGAGTTAGGATCTACTAGGCTATTGAGTATAAGTTCTTGCCATAAGTGTTTTCTAATTTCATACATTGCATCTATATTATAATTTACCATTATGCTGCTCCTCCAAATTGTTCAGTTAATGCTGAGTCCGCCTGTAGTCTAATTGTACCTGGACTAAAAGAATAACGCACCTTGGATATAGAAGAAGGAACCCTCATTGCTTTTTCAAATTTGGATCCGAATATATTTTGAAATCCAGACGCTTTTATAGAATGAGATACCATAGGTCCACTAAAATATCTGCTATATGCAAGATTGAATTGATTAGTAGATGCTCTACCGCCTGGGCTTCTTACTGTAACTGACTTACCCTTTGGCATAAATACAACTTCTCCATCAATTTCAAATACCAGCCTTTCAGCTGATTTTGGTCTGATTGTAATTGGCATACCTTTTTCCATTACCGCAGCTTTATTTGCAAAAACGTATCTGCTCTTCTGTTTTCTATTTTTTGTAGGCACGGAAGATTTAGATAATTTTAAATCATAATTAATTTTAAATGAAAGTCCAACTGAATCCATTCTATTTAGTTTAAATAATCTACCAGCAGTTTGCCCAGTTTTATTCCATTCATATACATGGTGTAATGATTTTGGCTTTGTACGAGCTTGTGAGTCTATGAATAAACCAAAGTCCTGATCTATCTGGTTAAATATTGTAGTTTTAAAAAGTCTTTGAAAGGACTTATTTGCCGTAAGCTTTGCTGCTACATTTGCCTGGTAATATAAAAATGCAGATATCTGTGCTACGTTACTATCTTTAACAACTCCAGCAGCAGATGAACCGACCATTAATCTTTCTAGGCCAGACGCCGCTTGTAGTAGTGCTACTCCGTTAGTCTCCAATTATCTGGTTCTCCGACCTTTTGGCAATTGAGTTATATGCCATAAGTGTTCCAAACGGATCTGTAATTGGTGTTGAGCTTACTATCTCAAAAACTGTGGGTGTATCATTTGGGTAATTCAATTCATACCATATTACATTATTAGATGAATCTTTAATGTTAGTTATCTTTTGTCTATATGTAATTGGTGTTTGTGTTCTAATTTCTATAGTTTGAGTGTTTTCATATTTAATTGATATAGACCTATTGTCTCCGCTTCTTGCAGAAGATGAGTTAGATATAATTCCTTTTGCAAAACAAGGGAGTGTCTTTTCATATATCCAAGACTTTTTAATGGCACCAGTATTTGGGTCCTGATAATCTTCTTGCATATATATATCTACTTTCATATTGAAAATAGAATCGACCAGATTGTTCATGTTAAATAACTACCATCTTATTTGTAACGTATGGCAGCAATAGCTGGTCTGCATAGTTATTTCCTGTGCCGCTAAATGCTGATGTGTCGTATTGGAACTGCCAGTCAAATGTTTGTATGCTCTTTATGTATTTATTGCGCCACTCTTTGTCTTTAGAAAAAAAGTCTCTCATTAATTCTATACATGCAAGCTCTACTTCGTCTGGAACATTATCCCAGCCATATCTACCAGCAACTCTGTATGTTCCGCCATTTACAAATATACCTCTTCCGCTATCATTAATGCTTGGAGGAATCATGCCATTTGCGTAATACACTACATTGTCTAAAGCGTTTGATCTATCCACTCTTAACCCAAATCCACTTTCAGATATGGAAACTGGCATGTTTAAATTATTAATACTGTTAATGGTGTCAACCAAAAGCATGTCATTTAAATAAAGCTCGTGTAACTGGTTAATTTTTTGAGGCAATGGCAGGACGTCTGCTCCAGTTGAATAAACAATATTTACATCATCATATAAATGGAACTGCTGTCCAGTATAATTTTCAATTAATTTTCTAGCATATCGCTCTGCAGCAACTAGGTCAGCAAATGTTTTATAATTTGGGTCAGACTGATCAAATCCAAACCCTAATGCATCTGCTGCCTGAGTTAAATCTGCGTATGGAGTTACAACAAAAATCTTATGCTCTTTTGTTACTAACTGTCCGTCAACCTGATATTCCCATACTAGCTTTAATGATCTAGGTCTGTTTGTAAGAGTCAGTGGCGGGTATACGCTGTATACTCCAAAGTCTGTGTCTACTTCTTCTGCTGTTTGTGTGTGTAGAATAGTGACTGGATTAATAGATGGAGCAACTGCTGGGTCTTCAGTTATGTCATAAAACTTAACTGTTGGAAGTGAATCTGCTCTAGATATGCCGCCTTTCCAAAAGACTCTTTGCTTTACTGGAGCATTTGTTCCTACTATAATTTCCATTTTGTGTTGTTAAGATTAGCCGTAATAATCCTGTACTTCTTTTGGTGTGGCTAAACGAAACCCCTCCTCTATATCAAAAATTTCTTGAGCAGAATCTTTGTGCATTGCTACAAATGGGTGTTCTTGTGTAAAAGTGTGGCCCAAAATATCATACCTAAAGTTTGCTCTTGTCATTCTAACTAGTACAGTATCTTCTGTACGCTCTGCCTTTGGATCAAATACTGGAAGGACTTCAATTTCCTCTTTTGCATCTTCTATATCTTTTAGTGTCTTGGCATACAGTTCGTATGTAACACCCTCTTCTGATAATGCTGCGATTATGTCTTGCTTATTCTTAAGTCCTTCTGTTTCAACTGCAAAATCTTCTGCAATTGCTTTTAGTTCTCCGACCTTTAATGTGTCAAAAGACATTTATTACTCCTTTTTCTAGGTAAATCCATTATAGCATTGTATAATTAAAATGAAAAGCCCCCAAAATTAATTGGGGGCCTCTCTGAGATTAATTCCTAATTAGGAAGCAACCTTAACGTTCTTTACAACTACCCAAGCGTCTGCCTGCTCGATTTGAACGCCAACACGAGTATACATTGTGTACTCGATTGAGTCCTTACGTGGCCAGAAGAAGCGGTAAACTGTTACGTCACGCTTTACACCAATTACCACGTTGTTAGGGAATGTCAAGTGGACATCTCCGTGTGATCCTGATGGACTTGCGTATGTACCAGTTTGTGTCTCTGGAAGAAGTGGAACTTCAACGATTGGAATACCAAATGCGTATGGAGCTACATATCCTGCAGGACCTCCTAGAACAGGAACATCACCACGGATAATGCCAGAGGCAATATCTTGTGGAGTAACGTTCTGAACGTTCTGTGAGTTAGAGTATAAGTAATCTTGGATCAAGTTTGATCCTGCAAGGAAGCGAAGGTCTGTACGACGTTGCTTGTACTTACGTGGAAGAGCCTTAAGTGCTGAGTTGAATACTGCACGGGAGATATTAGCTCCTGCTGCATCTACTACACGACCAGAGGTCTTAGCTTTCTTTACAACACCATTAAATGACTTGTAAAGAGCATCGGTTGTTAGAGATTCGTCACCGTTAAGAATAACATCTTCGATGTCATTTCCTGCTTGTGTCGCCATCAAACGTGCAATGTGATCTTCTAGATCTGCACCCTCGATGTTATCTTCTAGTGATTCTGTTGAAAGCTCCCAGTCCATGCGTAGCTTCTTTGTTGTTAAAGAGATCTTTGAGAAAGTTACAGCTGAGTTAACACCTGTATTGTCTCCTTCGGATGCAAGCTTAACAAGCTTCTCTCCTACTGACATACGATCAATTTCTGTTGTGTCTGACTTCATTCGAACTGTACGTGCGACTTTTCCAATTACGGTTGAATCGAACATATAGTCTAGGAAGCGAGCTGATTGTTCTGGATTAAGAAGACCACCGTTGCCAGCCTCAGCTGCTACGTGTGTTCCACTTGTTGCTCCAGTTGATGATGCGAATCCAGCTGTAGCTGTTGTGCCTGCTGCGATTGCTTTTTCTAATGTTTCATTACTCATTTTTATTTCACCTACCCTAGTTAAATATTTCGTTTACGGAACCGAGGAAAGAACCGTTCCATTTTGATTTGTTTACTGCTGGTACAACAGACCCGCCAAGGTCTGAGGACTTTTTAATTGCTGTATCGCCTTCTACGGCATCTACACGCTTTTGAACACCATCAATGGTGCCCTTTATTTCTGTGACAGCGGCACTAAGTGCACTGTGCTTTTCTGCTAACTCTGTAATTTGAGCATTTACGCCCTTGCTAAAAGTCTCTACAGTTTCTTTGATTTCTGAAACCTGTGCTGCATTTGCCTCTGTAGCCTTGCTAAGAGTATCTGCAAAGAATCCCTTTAGGTCTACTAACATTTTTGCAAAATCAGGTTCTTCAACTGCAGCTTCTGCTTGAGGAGCATCAACTGACTTAAAGACATCTACAGAAGCAGAGCCTGCATCTTCCACTGAGTTATCAGCGTTTGGTGCATCTTCGACTGCAGGTGCATCAGATGCCACTACGGTCTCTTCAACGATTGCTGTTTCTGCAGTTACTACTGTTGAATCTTCAGCTGTTACGTTTAGTTTTTCCACTTCATTACCTCCTTGTACGTTAACCTGTTTTGCTATTGTTTGTATTCCAGGTAACGGAACTCTTGACTTCTTAAATGAAGCAAGAATCTTATCTATCTCTTTTGATTTGTTTATGTCTGAGCTTTCGACCCATCCAATTAGCGTAGCTTCTTTTCCAGTAACTGGAGAAGAATACGTTTTGTCTGTCGAGATAAAAACAGAATCGCTTTCTTCGCAATAAAAAATATTTTCTGTAACTACATCTGCTGCCATACCTTTAAATACAAGTTGGCCGTTCATTTTTTCTATTGAAATAATATTGCACATTTCGTTTGCTGGAGAATCAACAATTGATAATTCAATTAAATCGTAATCTTTAATAAATCTTACAGTTTCTCCTGTTGCTTTATTCATTTCATTATCTGACTCTTTAATTTTTCCGCCAATTGAAAAACCTGAAAGTGTTCCGTCAAGAACTTTCTCCCATGTATCTTGTGCACCTTTAGAGATATATGATGTTACATAAACTCCATTATAAAATTCTTTTGATTTTTGATCGTAATATGTTTCTGGTTTAAAAGAAACTACTTTGCCTACAGCTAGTGGCTGATGCATCTCTCTAAGATTGCCTCTAAAACTTTCAAATGCTTTCAGGCTTGCTTCTGCTGTTACAACATCACCTGTTTGATCTACATTGTCTAATGTAGCAAATCCAGAAACAGTTCTATTCTCCCTATTCACTTTTGTGAACGGGACAGCTAAATGAATGTTTTGGCCGTCGGTGGACCACTGGGCTTTTTCAATGTTCATATGCTTAATTTTAATGGTTTATCTACTATAAAGCAAATAGCAGTTGATTAGGGTTAGTCAACCCTTTTTCCGTCACCCTTTGCATTTCTGCCTTCTCCGACTTTATCGGAAGATGCGGCAGATCTTTCTGAATCCCTAGCCCTAGTTTTGCCAGCAGTTGCTTTTTGATCAGCTGCTTGCTGTGGCTTTAATTCAACCATTTCATCTCCACCGTCAACAGGAATCATTCCTTTTCTAATTCTAACTTCATTAGGCGTAATTACCTGCATTCTTAAATATCTTTCGTCTATTTGAGACTGAGTATCTTCGTCAGTTAAGGTCAACTCTTCAAATTTAATTTTTAATGCATCTGTTTTTTCTTCAATTATTGAATTAATTCTTTTTTCAAGTCTCATTTGAGCTGGACGGCAAACCTGCTCTTTAAATGTTTTATCTGCATCCCTGGCATTTGCCAAAGACACGCCTTCTGGAACACCAATTTTATTAATTGGAACTCTGTGTGCCAATAGAATTTCATCTCTATTTGATTGTCTATAAATATTAAATGAGGACTCTTGGGCACCAGCTTCAACTGGCTCCATTTTAAATTCAACTTTATTGTCTTGAGTGTCGGCTGGCAGAGGGATATATAGTGATCTATGGTTTTTACCCTTTAGTCCAACCTGGAAAAATTCAAGCAATTTTCTTTCTGACTCTGGAGAAAGCTTTGCTCCCTTTACGGTAATAATATATCTTGGGACAGCTTTGTTTTCAAAATAGTCTAAGTTATATCTTCCAGCAAATTCATTTCCAGCAAGCGACATCTGGGCTGCCACAATATCTGGGATTCCGTAATAGTTATTCATTGGAGTGTATTTCTTTAAATGAATAATTTCGTTTGGCCTATCTTCTGAATCACCAATTGGATTAATGGTTTCTGTGTCTCCAAAATTTCTAAAGAATACAGCCTTTCCATAAAGCAATTGCATAAATCCATCTCTAAGTCTTCTTACACGCATGGTTTTTGATGGTATATGTCCAATATACCCAATGTCTCCACCTGTGGTTCTACCAATTTCAAGGTACCCGTTGCCAGTTGCCTCTAAGTCTGTATAAGCCTTTATTAATGTTTCGGTAAACGTATCTTCTTGATTTGTTGCATCTAGCCAGTCTTGAAGATCTTGCTTTAATTTATTTAATTTTCTACGAGCTCTATCTAGTTGCTTATCATCTGTTATTGCATCAATTGCATCATTTGTTTTTCTTGTTTCCATAAAAGAATATCCGAGACCAACAATGTTTGCTACCTTAGCATTAATGGCTGCGTAGTTGTATGTTGAAACTTCATATATTTGAGAAAGGTATTCTAAATTATATACTGGCTGTACAAGGTCAAACATTGCATATCCAGTAACTGCTGATTGTAATAGATTTTGCTGTGTCGCTGCACCATCTTTACCAGTAAATGATTTTGAAAAATCTCTATTTACTTTTCTTTTAAAATTTGTTCCAAGGCCTCTTACTTTTTTAAGGTCATCAATACCAATTGCAAATGGGTCTACGTGTTCTTTTTCTTTCTTAAATGAGAATAAGTCTGAGCTATTTTTAACAGATACTTCGTATGCATCTTCTGGTCCGTCTTCTAAAAATTGTGTCATTTTACAGCTCCCCCTCTTAACATTGAATCTTTATACTCTCCAATATCTAATGGATCTGGAGTAAGACCCCATTTAAGCCTTTCGTTTTGATGCTCAAACTCTTCGTCATCAATTTTTCTTCTACCTGAAAGAAACTTAGGTTGACCTTCGTTAATTCCATAATGTCTAACAGAATCTGCGAGTGCGGCGATTTTAGATCTGTTACCTTTAGTTGATGTTATAGAAAGGAAATTGCCATCATCGTCGCCGATCCATCGGCCATCTGGCATTTCCCATACGTATATGCCTAGACGTGTCTCTTCAATAACTTGACTTTTTTGATTTAAGATTTCCATATGTTAACCAGTTTACCATTATTCTCAACAAAAGTCCATCTTCTGTACCAGTCTATGACAATATTTTAAAAATATTGCAGGCTAGACGTCAAAAGATCTTGTGAAGTAGGCTGTGTTGTCTAGGCCAGTAGCACTTTCTGAGAAAGTTATACCTGGGTCTTGTACGGTAAATGAATTTTCTGAGCAATACAGCTTATAATTCTTTAGAGCCTCTGGGGCCGTAAATGGGGTTTCATAAAATGCTAAATTGCTATAGGTATTAGATCCACCATATTCCGACCCGCTCTGGTTCTGATTTAATTTAATATTTGTAGCGCCTGCGTTTAGTACTATTAAAATGTGATGAGATACTCCGCTTAATAAAAATTGGGATACGTTGGTGGATGTAGTTCTATTTACTCCATTTACATATATTGCACTAATTCCATTTTTTGTTATTACTCCGCTATTTGTCCAGCTTAGAGAAGCTGAGGCTGATGAGAATAAAATATTTTTTCCTTCTCTTGGAGTAAAAAACATCTCTATTGTTCTTGGATGTATTGGGAGGTCTACTGAAAAGCCGTAACCAGATTGCATAGTCAATCCATTATATTTATTTTGCATTCTTACTGGGTAGTTATAATAACCCAATGAATAGTCGTAGTCTGAATATATTTTGCCTCCACCATTATCAGAATAAAAATCTTTATTTGAATATAAGTCAATTTCTAATTTATCAAAGAAAGGGAGGTCAAAAGATGAATCTAGGGTAGTCATTGTTACACGAATGTCTAGTATTGGACCAGATAGGTCTTCATTTTTATTATAATATGGAAGAGCAGAATTGTTTTTACATACTACCCATGGCTGCCCTGGAACTTTAGCTTCTACTAAAATATTTTGTACATCTTGGCCATAAGATATTCTAGAAGAAACAATGTTTTCTGGGTTTGGCACATAAAGTCTTTCTTCAAATACAAAGGTTTTTGTTTCTACTAATTCTGTTTGGGCAAATTCTATTCTTTTATAAGTTGGATTATAATATGCATCTCCCGAAACTATAGAATCTAAAGATTTAGATCCAGGATATCTATATGAGACTGCTGGTTTTAAAAATACAGAATTTAATGAAAATAATATACCGTTTTTAGAATAAACAATTTGTGAATATTTAGTCTCTTTATACCCAGCTAAATAATGTGCTAAAATTTTTGTGTCTTCTATTTCATAATTATATACTGCTGCTGAATCTACTAAAAATCTTTTACCAGTATTTGCTGGACCAATTTTAGGAGTCATAACTGCATTTGTAAATTTAAAGCCTGCCGTAATAAATTTTTCAGAAGCCAGAGATCCGTTTATGTACAAAGATATTTTATCTTTAGAAAATATTCCCACTATATGCATTACTTTGGTCTTGGCCACTTTAGACCATACCTTTTCTTGATTTGTGCACTTAAATATTACATTTTCATTTTTATAAAATAGGCCTATATTATTTGTTGCATCTCCAATGATTAAGTATTCTGATAGGTCAGAAGGATCTGGACTAAACCATATTTCAAATGCGAATGGATTGTCTGGGCTTTTAGAATTAGCAATCCCTAAAGCTTTTAAAGATAGATCAACGTTTTCATTAATTTCAGTTCCTCTAATACCAGATCCTACTATTGGAATAACTTCCATATCCGAAGCATCTATCGCATAGCCTTCCATAGAATTTCCAGAATAGTCTACAATTGGAAGTCCGCTAACTGCTGCATATGAAATTCCATTATCTTTTAAATCCTGATAGGTAGAATATAATGAAGTTAAGTTACTATATAGACCAGTCTCTCCAGAACGAACCTCATCTAACAAAAAAAATGCAAGTGGGTTATCTTTTAAGACAGTATATTTATATGACATGTCTTACTTCTCTTCTAGGGCTTTGACTCTCGCTGTAAGCTCTTGTACTGCTTTAATTAATGGTGATATAAATTGATCGTACCTAAGTCCTTGCATAGAATCTTCTTGTGACATATCCATTTTTACCCAACCAGCAAAATCCCCGACACCAGATTCATCTAAGGCTTGTTTTACTTCTTGGGCAATAAGTCCATAATGTGTTCTTGATCCAGGAATAGAAACTATGTCTCCTTCGACAACTTCTTTGCCGCCTTCAACGAACTTATATTTTACGGGATTTAAATTATTTATAAAGTCAAGACCAAGCGGGGATGTAGCAATATCAGTTTTTAATCTTTCATCTGAAGTATTAATGGTTCCAGTATTAGAGTATATTGTTTTCCAAAATCTATTTGATGAAACTCCATTTGGTACATCTGTTGGCTGACCTATTGAATAAAGATTGTTTGCAAAAGGATACCAGTTAGAATTTACTCCGTATCCAGAAGATGTTGGTATGTTTAAACTTATTGTTGTTGGAATTGGGTCAATTGTTGCGCTCTCTCCAGGAATACCTTGAGGTCCAGTTGCGCCAGTTGCGCCAGTTGCGCCTCTTGGTATTGTAAATGAAAAAATAGCATTTGCTGTTGTTCCAGTATTTGTTACCGAAGCATTTGTTCCAGCATTGCCAGTTGTGGTTGTTCCAACAGCTATTGTTGCTGGGCCTTGTGGACCTACTGGTCCTTGTATGCCTTGTGGACCTTGAGGGAGAACTAAATTTAATGTTTGTGAAGGGCTGGTTCCAGTTATTGTTGCACTAGCAGAACCTCCCTCAACAACCGTTCCAATATTTAAAACATTGGATGGGCCAGGGCCACCAATAATTCCATCAACACCTCTTGGTAATGTTAAATTTAATATAGCATTAGATGCAGTTCCTACATTAACAACTGATGCTGGTGTAGCCGCACTAACAGTAGTTACTGTACCCACCGCTAACGTGCCTGAAGGGCCCTGTGGGCCTGGATTAGCGGCTATAAAGGTTGCAATGTCGGCACCAAGGTTTCCAAGGTCTCTAGGGACGTCTGGGGTGTCTGTATAGTCTGGAAATCTCCAGCCATTTACTCCTGTACTCATTTTTTTATTATACCACCTATCTATTTAATATATATGTGTGCTGGGCTCATGTATCTAATGCCAGACACAATAGGCTTTACTTCGTGAATATATGGCTCTTGTGATGGGAACATTATTAGGCTTCCAGCTTTTGGTTTTATAGTAACATTGTGATTTGGGAAACTAATTTCTCCACCCTCATAATCATCATTAACATATGCCACTAAAGAAAATGCTAAATCCTTGTTGCCATCCTGTCCATCAAAATGTGGGCCCATTGATTGTCCTTCATTCCAGGCTTTTATTGGTATGCGATCAAGACTTAAATTATATTTATTTCTATCTAATTTTCTAGCGTCTAAATATCTATCAGTACACATTTGAAAGGCCATCAAAAAACTATTGGCAATATAAAGAGTTTTTTTATCTACTATATCTGATCCAGTAGTTGTTTTTAACGCAGATCTATTTATTGTTTTTGTTTTACCATATACCAGACTAGAATCATTGCTTGCCGTCCAATTTTCCCATTTGGATATCCTGGAATACGACTCTGGCTCTTCGTCTATTTTGTCTATAAAATCTTTTAAATGTTCTGGAAAGCTTAATGCATTTTCCCAGTACCAGATATCTGTTCCCAAAATTTTAAGATCAAACATTATAAACTGCTTAAACTCTACATTATTTTGCATGTTAGCCCTCTACTTCTGATGCTGGATACACTTCTCCACGGGGGGTTATTCTTAATCCTTTATTTCTATAGTCTTCCCACTCAATAGCCTCATCTGCTTGCATTGCTCTAACCTCAGCAAGCTCTGCCGCCCAAGCATCTCTAACTTCTTGCGGGTAATCACTTTCTTCTCTATCGTCCCAGAATGATCCTAGAGTATATCTAATAGATTTTTTAACTGTGGTAACTTCGTGCATGTTATGGAATCCTCCAGCAAATGTTACTAGAGTTCCAGTTTTTGGAACAATTGTTAATCCATGCTTAAAGTTTAAAATACCATCTTCAAAGTCATCGTTTAAATAAAGAAAGGTTGCATATCTACTTCTAGTAAATGCTCCTGAAACTCCATCATTAGAAGTATTGTCTGAGTGCATATTTGCAAAAGCTCCTGGTGCCCATCTTTGAGAGTGCCAGCTTATCTGCGACATTTGTGCTGAATCTTTTCCAGCCATATCTGCAGTAGCATCTATAACTCTTTGTCTAAGATCTACAAAAAAATCTCCTGGTAAGCCACAGGCAATTGTGTCTGGGTCATTTAGCTCTGGAGTGCCTGATGAGTATGACTCATAAAATGAAATTGGCATCCACTTTAATTGTTCTTTTTCCATCTTAATAGCTAGAACATCAATAATTGATTTACATTCATCTGGGGTTAAAAAATTGTCATATTGCACAATATCTGGCTTGTGTCTAGTTATAACCATATCTCTTTCCATAATTACATCATTCCTTTTTCTGCTTTAGCATCAGATGGGACACCAAATTCTTTAGCATCAAATGGGACACCAAATTGTTTTTCATCATATGGGACACCAAATTGTTTTTCAACATGTTCCTCATATGTAACTGGAACTCCGTCATTAAAATAAACCATGTTTCTTTTATCATCGTATTCAATTCTTTGTTGCTCCATTTTTGCCCACTTGTAAGCACCAAATTTTCTTTGGTTTGCAAGCCATTCTTCTGTGCCATTATGAGGAGTCATTATAAAGTTTCTAACAAAAAATTTCTCATTGCTGTTAATTGTTTTTACCCCATGATAGTATGGCTCTGTTGATGGAAATACTAAAATATCTCCAGCCTTTGGCTTATGATTAATAAATTGCCCATCAATATAAAACTCTATATCTCCGCCATCGTAATCATCATTAATATACATTGTGCAGGTAATTGAAAATTTCTCCCCAGGCATATCTTTTTGTGATGTTATGTGATCTGTATGATATTGCATTGTAAGCTTACTTTTAAGATTATCAACTCCTGCATGATATTTAGAATAAGATGATCCGCTAAAACGCCAGCCTTCTGGCAATTTTATATTGTGTCTTTCTATGTAGTCCGCTATAACCTTACTATATGCCGATTCAACTTCTTCAACGAATGCCTTTTCTTTAATAAACATTTCTGTAGATTGAATTTCTGCAGAAACTTCTCTCATATCTTTTTTCTGAGTATACGTTCCAAAATGGGCCCAAGGATCCCAGGTCTTTAAAAAATACTTTCCTTCTGAAGTTTTTTCTGAAGAATTCATGACTTCATATAGTTGTGCTGGAAAAAACTTCAG